ACCCGCAACAACTGGTAATATGATTGTTTTATATCAGTCGGGTGGGTTTAGTCCGGATACAATAACAGATTTCAGTATAGATAATCCGGGGTTACAGGTAATAACATTATCGGCGGCCACAAGCGATCTGGGATACGCACAATCTCTTAAAGTACAAAACAGATTGCGGTTCGTTGCAAATATGGGCATACCTACAAGTACGGGGAGTCATTACGTATACATAATTCCAAGTCATGCACCGATTCCGCTTGGGTTGGATGAAGAGAAACGTATGCAGTGGTCCCAGAATTTCAGGGTGAAAGTGAGTTATGATTAATATGATTAATAAAAAGGAAGTGTGAACGTGGGTGGACCGGGTAGCGGGCCAAGACGCGGTCAAAGAAATCGTGCCGGTACTGGTAGAGGGGGGGAAAACTAAAAGGATGTCTATTAATAAAATCAATACTGAATTTCAGGACATGCGATTCGGGGCATCTGGACAAAACGACGTTCGAAATATTGTTTCTGCGATCAAAAAGGGAAGAAGAATGCCCCCAGTATTAGTTAGCAAATCTGGGTATTTACAAGATGGCAGACACCGACTTGCGGCGTATAAACAACTCAAAAAAAGAAATGTACGGGTTGTTTACGGATATCACCCTGCGGCGAAAGTCACAAAAAAGCGATGAAAAAAAGGAGTATAGAGGTTATAAATGTCAAATTTAATAACAGCACGAAGTGGGTTTAATACTGTTTTATCATTATCTACCGCAGGGAGCACCGGAACGTTTTCCGCTGTTGCCGGTATTATTGATCTACAGGCGCCCAAAAAGACGTTGGGAATAATTGATATTACATATCACGGAACTACAGATGGTTATGATATAGCCATACCCGGCGGGATATTCAGACAAGCGGATCTGACGATGAGTGGCGTCATGATTACGTGTTCCAGTTTCTTTTCAGCTACATCTGCATATACACTGAAAGATTTGAGAACGTGGATGGAAGCAGATACACGAATCGGTTGGAAGATCGAAATCGGCGGCACATCTAGTATGAACTGTTACTATGGTAACGGGTATATCACCGCGTGGGGACTTGAAACACCGTTTAACGATGTTGCACGGTTCACAGCAACCATAAGTCCAACTGGGAAACCTGTGTTTGCAGATTCAACTACAACGTGAGGAGTGAAAAGAAATGGTAGTAACATTTACAGGAAGAAACGCGTTTGGAACAACAGTCGAATTCTCGGGCACAACCGCTGCCGCTTTGGTAGGCGTCGCGGGTGTACTCAATATCGTTCCACCGAAGTTTACAAAAACAGTACACGACGTAACAAACCACGGTACAACCGATGGGTACACACAGATCATGCCAAGTGCTCTGGTGCGTTCCTCACCGATATCAATGCAATGCATATACATTTCATCATCTTCAATGATGAGTGATACAATTTTGGATGCATACGAAAACAGGACAAAAGGCAGATTGGTAATAACCATCGCTGGCACATCTTCGAATAACCAAATTATCAACGAAGGATATGTTACAGACTACGGACTCACTACACCGCTGGACGAGAAAGTAACTTTTGAAATGACGTTTAAAGCAATCGGATCGCCCACTATACAGGATGCAACATAGGTGTTAATTTGAGCGGCGCAGGTGGAAGAGGGAAGAAAAACCCCAAACCAAAAAAACCAACAGGATACAAACCAATATCGTCACTATTTAAGAGCGGAAAGGTTAAGAAAAGATAAGAACGCACTCGCCCACAGCGTTTCAGCGTGACAACATAATGACATGCATTCCACTCTTATAATTCTGGATAAACCGCGACATTTACGGTATACGTTCGAAACAATAACGGAATTAGATCAGATTATACCGGGTGGATTCTATAACCTATTCAAATATCCCATAAAAGGTGAATCGGGATTCCGGGTGCTCCGCGACATGTTATATGCCGGACTAAAATGGGAAGATTCGAGTTTAACAATACAAGATATGGGATTAATACTCCTTTATTTTTCGTGTGATGATAAAAACGTTCTTTTAGGATTATGGAAGAAAGTGTTTGATACACTTGATTATGATAAATGGACTAATAACCTCAAAGAAACAAAAAAGAAACAAGTCGAAAAAGAATCTGAAATACAAACGGTTTCAGAATTAATGGACGAGATCGAAAAAGTTGCATATAGTACGTTACGATTAAGTCCATCGGAACTTTACGCGCTCACTCCGCGGGAGTTCACTTTAATATTAGACGGTTACGGCGAATTAGAGAACCGGCGAGCGGGTATGATCTGCGCCACAATAATGAATAGTGTCGGCGGTAAAAAAGGTGGTGGTGCATTTAAAATATCAGATTTTATTTCAAGTAAAACGGAACCACAGATCATGTCCGATGAAGAAATAAAGAATACGTTACAACAGGCATTCGGGTGTATGTAAATGGCAGATGTAGATATTGGCACGTTGCGGGCGACTTTATCAATAGATGGTGAACAGTTCGAATTAGGATTAAAAAAAGCAGAACAACAGACCGAAAGTCTCAAGGGCAAAACCGACGATCTTAACACATCTGCGATCAATCTTGCATCTGGGTTATATGTAGCACAACAGGCATATTATTACGGCGAACAAGCACTTACGTCATACACCGACGCGACAATAAGATCGTATACCGCAGTACGCGACTTTAAGGCAATGACCGGCGCCACTACGGAAGAAGCAGGTAAATGGCAGGATACGTTAGAGGGGCTTGGGATGGATTTGTCTGCAATGACATATGCCTTCCGCGGGCTATCTAATAACATGCAAGCGGCAATTGCCGACCCCAACGGCGGTGCCGCACGAGCGTTTAAACTGTTAGATGTAAGCGTTTCAGATGCAAACGGAAACATGCGAGATGCCAACGCTGTAATGACGGAAGTATTATCTGCATTACAAAAAATACCTGCGGGTGCAGAACGAACCTCTGTTGGGTTTGACACCATCGGTAAAGGTGTAATGAATTTAAATACACTGTTGGATAACGGTATAAGTATAAATAAATTATATGCCAATTCGATCTCTGTTACTACCGATCAAGGGATGCGCGATTTTAAAGATTATACATTAGCCGTAAACGATTTCAACAGCGCGTTGGAAGATCTAAAAGTAGAAATTGGTGCAGAATTGTTACCCGCACTTTCCGGGTTTGTTACGTGGTTAAACGAGAATTTCATTCCGGCCATTAAAGACGTTAAAGATTATCTTGGGTTTAAGACATACACTGGTCAGTTGGAAATGATGCTCTACGAAGGGCAAATAACACGGGAAGAGTTTGATCAGCGTAACACCATGGGATCTATGCGTGCAATGCAAGCGGCAGATAAACTTCAACCGGTAGACTGGGAAAAACAGTATGAAACCGGTGAAGAATATATGAGTCGGGAAGAGATCATGAAACTTCCCGAAAACGCGGATATTGCAAAACGGATGGGGTATGATACCGGCGAAACAACTTCGCTTTTGGGACAAGAGAAAGCGTTACTGACAGCCGAAAACACGGCACAGATGGCATGGTATAAAGAACATCCGTTTGAACCATATATATCTACGATCACGCAACCCACAATCGCTCCGACCGGGAGTGTTGTTGCGCCTATTGCGCCTATTGCGCCTCAATCGGCACCAATAACACCAGAACAACCAGAATCTATAAAAGTTACTGTAAATGAGATTGCACCAATTGAGATCCCGATTAAACCTATAAACCCAGTTGAAATCCCAATTAAAGATGTTTCGCCAGTTGAAATCCCGATCGAGACAGTCGAGACCATTAAAACCACAATTGAGCGTGGAGATTACGAACCATCGATCTTGGCAAAAGAACCTATCAAACCACCAATACCAAAAACCACAATATTCCCAGAAAAAACAATACTCCCAAGCGAATCAAAAGGAACAACTCCGTTTGTAGAGTCGAAACCACTAATATCAAAACTGTTCTCTCGACCGGAAAGACTGTCTCCGTTGCCAACAGAATCACCCCCTATAATCTCATCGGTGAAACCATCTGTACAACCTGTGTTACCTCTCAAAAAAGAAGTTGATACTGGATATAAACAAGAGACGGGATCTGGCGGGATGCCGATAACGGTGATATCCCCTAGTACAGTAATCAAACAACCGACAACCAAAAAAGTCGAATCTGTTACCACATCGCCAGCGACCACAAAACCACCCATTGAAGAGGTCTTAAAGGCACCCGCGGAACAGATCGGTACGTATCTTTCGGATATCAAAGCGTTCGAAAACAGCATCCGAACGAAAAGAGCGATGGGTATAGATTATTCTAACGATCAGGCGGCGATGCTGAAACGGGTTGCAGACGCGCAGGTTCTAATCACAAAAACGGGATCAAAAGAAGTGCGATCTATTTGGGCAGACGTATTAAAAAATCTGGATACTCCTGTTAAAGCAATAGAAGCATTGGATAAAGGTATAGCAAAAACCATGACCGATGCTAAATCCACCACTGATGCTTATACACAATCCATTAAAGATTTAAATAAATTAAAAGATGACGCGATAGATCTTGATCGGGATTATTACGAAAACATCCAAATGGCGGGTAGAGATGTTGGTAAGATGCGCGATCTCACAATTGCATGGAAACGAGATAAACGCGATCAGGCAGAAACGTTTACAGAAGCCACTGTGCGCACACAACAAGCAGGTGCAGCTATGGCAGATTCTGGTGGTAGTGTTTCTAACGATACGTGGAACGTTGAAGTAATCGCATCAAAAGATTATCCTATGGATCAGATAATCAAAGATCTTAACGCGTATCAAACTGCACAACAAACCGCAAAAGGGATACGGGGGTAAAAAGAAATGGCAAACGTAGTTTTTGATGGGACGACCATGCGATCTCGTGAGATTGTGAAATTGTTTCTGTTGGGATCATCGGGAGATCTGGTCTTTGAAACAACCGTTGCGTGCCGAACTACCGCATATTCGGAGTATATCGATCTCGTTGGCAAAGCCGCACATTGTTATAAAACAACAGTAATAACAGGTAAAACCAGTGTGCAGTCTACAGGCACAAAGGGTACACTTGTATTGAACGGAAGTACGTATACAAACTGTTATATTGAAAGTATATCCGCGGCAGAAGTTGCAGAATCTTTATTAGCAGTTTGGGATTTCACAGTAAGTTTTGTGAGGGAGACAATATAATATGACAATGGTACCGACAATCGGGCATAAAGGACTGGCGCAATATCTCGCATTGTCCACAGATTATTATATGGCGTTGGGAAGCGGTACCAGTAGTGAAGCCGCCGATAATACCGTGTTATCATCAGAGTTCGTCGCGGGAAGTTTGGTTCGTGTTTCTGTTACACCTACACGCACGGACAATACATTAACGTTCTCAAATATTTTTACGTCAACTACGAATTATACAATTACAGAAGCTGGTATTTTTGAATCTACTAATCTTATAATAAGACACCTTAACTCTACGGAAGTATCCGTTGTCAACGCTCAACAATTCAAATGTATTTTTACAATGTCTATTTAAGGAGAAAATAAATGGTGACAAAAGACCCGGATGTAATTGATACAACAACAATACCGGGCGTTACTTTATATATTTGGACAACTGCTGGCACTGGCACGTGGGGAATACCAGTTGGGGTAAACAGAGTTAAATATTTGGTCATCGGTGCAGGCGCCGGCGGGTCTGCCGGAGGCGGCGGTGCTGGGGGAATGCGAGAGGGTGTGCTTACAACAACCCCCGAAGAAGAGATTACTATTACCGTTGGAGACGGCGGAGCTGGGAATAGTGGGCTTGTTGATCATGGAACGAATGGATCAGATAGTGTATTAGATACTATTACCGCTACCGGAGGCGGCGGCGGTGGCCCAGCTGGCGGAATTGATTTATATGGGGCAAACGGCGGGTCTGGAGGCGGCGGTGGCGCTCTTGGCGGCGGTACAACATATGGTGGAGATTCTGATTATCTGTCCCCAAAACAAGGATATGATGGCGGGGGGAATAGTGGGTTCGGCGGGAGTCTTCCTACCGGAGGCGGCGGTGGTGCCGGTGCTGTGGGGTATAGCGCATCAAGTACTACTGTTGCAGGTAGTGGGGGCATTGGGGTATCTTCCACTATAACCGGAAGTACTGTATGGTATGCCGGAGGCGGCGGTGGGGGATTATATTCATCAATAGGTACGGCCGGGTCTGGTGGTACGGGCGGAGGCGGTGCCGGAGCAAAAGAATCAAGTAATGGAACAGCAGGAACGTCCAACACCGGAGGCGGCGGTGGCGCGGGGGGTTGTAATGGAGGCACCGGGGGTAAAGGAGGATCTGGGTATATTGTCTTACAATACCCAAACATCGAAAATATTACATGTACAATAAATGCTGTAACCAACACCGTGTTCGGATTATCGGGTCCGGCACATTTAAATGTTGTTGTTTCTGCAATTAGTGAAACTAATATTTATTTAAGTGGCCCAGTTCCCATAACAGAAATTGTTAATACAATATCAACATGCGCTCCAGATCTCACAAACATCCTCGGTTTTTTATCTGATGTGACATTATACCCAACAGCTTACATCTCTAATCAAATACTTTTAACTGATATGGAAACGCTAATCGTTTCCGCTACGGTTGACCGAGATCTTGAAAGTAAAATGTTCACGGCGACATTTGAATTCGATAAAAATGTTATTTCGACAATATCGGAAAATTATTTCTCACATGTAGTATTCACAATCCCGGACTATCTGGGTGTTAGCAACGTTGTATTTTGTGGGTTTTTTCCCACATCCGTATCACGATATATCTCTTCAAATGCAAAAGATTCGTTTTCGGCAGTTGATTATGCATTTTATTTAACCAAACAATATCTTCCCGACACGTTGTTATCATTACAGACACCAACGTTTCAGGCGACTTATCAAAAATATAGATTAAATTATGATTTTTGTACAGACCCATTATTAAATTTTGAAGTTGGGCAACGCGTAGTTGGCGGGACTACCGGGGATAGCGGGAAGGTGTTTGAAAATCAGTTTTCGGGATATATGGGACGCGGGTATTTGATATTATGTGATGTTGGAGGCTCACTCCATTTAACCGAACCGTTTTTCCACGACGATGAAGATCTAAATGTAAATGGTGTAAAATTCGCTGCCGCAGATGGGTTCACAATGAATGTTACTGGCACACCAATAGTAATCCACCCAGACGATTGGGTGAGAGAGGTTCTTGGTGGCGATAACTGGCAGAAAGTTACTGGTATTGAACCGTATAGAATAAAACCTGTTGCGGCATGGGATACTGGTGCCCTTCCCGCAGTTGTATTTGATTTCCAGACTACGCAAACCAAAACCTCTGCGATCGAAGAGGTTGCAGAATACTGTTCATATATATTTCTGGTTAAATGGCGGAAAGTTGGTGACGATTACAGACCGTGTGCGTATTTCGTGGACGAAACACTTATAGATCATGCCACAGAGGGATTGGATTTACCCGCGGCAGCTACAATTGATTACGCAACAGATACCACCGTTATTGGAATAGATTTGAATAATCGCGGTGAAGAGAAATATAATAAAATTACTGTCCGATGTATGAGTATGGAGGGTATATGGTATGAATCTGTTAAACAAAGTGATGCTGTTGCCGCAGGTGAAGAAAGACCAATAGAATTTTACGAAGAAAATAAGAATCTTGCCAGTCAGGCAGACGCCAACG